TGGCATGTGTCTGTAGTTGGTGGGTTAACCAATAAAGTCCCCATTTTTATTAAACACTAATAGCGTTACTGTGGCGAGTGTTGATATTGATAACTAAGATTTGTATCAGCAGGGGTAACCAATAAAGTCCCCGCGATGTTAGTGAATCTGCAAGCCAAAACCCCAAACCCCAAAACCCAAAATCTTTGCCTTGGATTTATCCAAGTGTTAGACGATGTAGTATTGAGCAATGATGACGAATGATACTATGTTAGATCACTGCACAAAATGGAAAACGCCGAACAGCAAACAACTATACCTAATGTTGTCCCCTCTCGGGCTACGCAAATACAAGCTACCGAGAGCCCTATACCGAAAACTGGATCGCGGTTGATACCTTATCAAATGGGTGATCAACCTGCTGCTGGATTAACTCGTGAAATGTCGATGACTGTAGAGGAACTTACATCACTTGCAACTTTGTTTTTATCTGATTTTCAATTAACTTCCAATTTAACTAATGGTAATGTTATTTATCAGTACCAAAACACTTTGTCAAATTTCTTGGATCATTTTACCAATACTTGGTTAAAGTTTATGACTTTCATAACTTTTGATTTGAATTTTCATGTTCGTGTTTTAAGTTCGCCTCAGACTCAAGGACAATTGTTGATGACCTATGATTGTATGCCCGCAAAGATGCGCAATTTAATGTGGACTCAGGATCATATTTACCATTGGAGGCTTCCTCGGAAGTGTATTACCTTAGGGCACAATGGTGACTATGTCATGAGTATCCCATGGAATTGTCCCTACTCGAAACTTTCCCAAAAACCAACTAATATCAATCGTGTACAACAGGATATGGGAACATTTTCAATTGTCATTGTTAACCGACCCACTTACGTACAAGGAGTAACACCCCCATCACTCCGTGTTTGGGCTACTGTTTCTAACGTGAAGTACGCTGGTTTCAGACCCGGACTGAATGACATCAATCCATGATGGATCCGTTCGCGCTTCGTATGATGATGAATTTTTCGGGACAAATCTTGACTTTTCTTTTGGAGATAATTTTTCGACAACAAACCCACGCATTTCTTCTATGATGTATTCACCTAATTTTACGTCTGAATTTTTCACACCTCAAAATTCGCGTGCAATTATGAATGATTGGATTAATACTGGAATGTCTCGCTCCCAACAGTTTCCAATTGGCGGCACTCGTGCAACTGATGCCGCTCCCGCTTCCCAACCTTTAAATCCTGTTGAGTTTCAAGGCCTTGATGCTACGGCTTCAACTGAACCTTATGAAATTGGAACTGAGGCCCTATCTACTGAGGTAGGTGCGTCTGTTTTGGACGCTGTGCCTGGCGCTGGTGAGCTTTTCATTGCTAATCAGATTATGGGACAGATTTCTGGTGGTATATTTAATTCACAGTATGATACTGACTTGACTTCAGCTCGTGCGTATGCAACCACTGCATTTCGTTACGGGTCTGGATCAGCCATGAATGCTCAGAATTATTTATCTTCCCAGGAGTCTCTTGTTTCGCAAGAAAAGGCAAATATGTCTATTGGTTCAATGTTTGGACCTTTTGGTTCAATGATCGCTGGATCAATCAATTCACATCTTACCCCTTCCATTAACCTCGATACTACTTTTAGTACTGGCGGTTACATGTCAAACGGAACTTCTGCTGCATCAGTAGATACTTCCACAACTGCACCTACACAATGAGTACTAGACCACCCGGAATTATACCCATGGATCAACCCCCGCCCCCAATGCAAACCATTTGGGGCACCTTGGAAATGACCGACGCTGTGGAAAGGCCCCTGCCTTTGCCTGGTGAACCCTTTAACCCCGATTTGTTGAATAACTTTAGCGAGTATGTCGGAACTTTTACTTATTCATCTGATGCTTCCCCGAATGCCAATTTGATCACTTTTGATCCTTTGAACTTTACGGGAGGATTTTCTGATGATGTTGGTAAGACTGTTCCACAACCGTGTTGGCTTTTGAATACGAGGACTTGTGCTTATGCAAATCCGTTGCCTGTTATCATCTTTCAGGCTGTCAAACCCCCTGCTGTCCCCGCACGTCTCATAATACTTGAGATTCCGCGGGTCAATTTGGATGGTTCTGACCCTTGTCCTCATGGTAGGTTTAATCCATCTGGCTCCCTTTTGGATATACCACACATGCGTACCCCTAAAATCGAGTGGGATTGTCAACAGCCTCTCGCTCTTCAATTACCTGGTTGGCCAACTGCGCTTAAGCGGCCAATGACTTATGACCGGACACCCGTTGCGGACGGAACTACTGGAACATTTCTGCCGATAGAGAATCTATCTGGTGGCATGCTCTCTGTTCGGGTTGCGCAACGACCTATGCCTGGCTCAATTTTCCCGCTTTCTTTTGACATAAATATTTTTAAATCATTTGTAACGGTTGCCCCTGAGGTTCTCACTAGTTACTATAACGGTACTAGTGATTCTCAGTTTCAACTTGATGGATATGTAGTATGAGTGAAGTACAAGAACCAATTGCACCTATCACCACGGAGATTAATGAGTTTAATCCTCCAACTGATGAAATGCCCGAGCAGGAATCTGATGTCGTTCCAAAGGTTAATATTCCTTTCATGATTTCACTTCTTTCTCTTATTTTTACTGAACAATCTGCTGGTATACGAATTATTATTGATTTACCTTCTCAAACTGATAACTTTACACCTTTGTTTACTATACGCGCCAACCCTTTGGTTTTGTCACCCGAGGTTATTCGTTGGTTGTTTAGAAAATCTAGTCCTGGCGGACTGGGTTATCTCTCATCCCAGCTTATGCCTGTAATGCGTACATATACAACCTCACCTGGTGTAACTGTTATTTACTGGGGAGCCCCACCTTTGATTGGAATTTTGGCGGCAATGTATCGCAAATGGCGTGGTGGATTGGAGTTTTCACTCCAGTGTACCTCGAGTTTTGCGAATCAGGGATTTGTTACGATGTCCCCGCGCTATAATTGTTTTCAAGGATTGGGACCATCAAATATGCAGCGTACTGATGCTTCCGCTTTGGCACCTGATATACATGGTCAAACATCGTACCGACAAGGAATGTTTAATTCTTTTGTTAAATCTGATGCTTCTTCATTTCGACATATGTCTGTTAAAATGCCTTTTAGATATCCAACACCTTGGTTTGACACTTTTCAGTTTATTGATGATCGCATCACTTCTACTTTTGGGACAGATACTGCTTCTTTTCCAGAGGGCACCAATATCACACCTTGTAACCAGAATTTTATTGATGTTTCCAATTTAAACACGATTAATGCAACCAATCCATCTGGCAATAACCAAATTATTTATGAATTATTTGTCAAGGCTAGCCCGGACTTTGAGTTCGCGGATAGGCACCAATTTCACCAGTTTTGGGATGTTCCATGCGAAACACCCACGAATAATAACATCGTTGTTATTCCGAACCCTGATGCTAACACTAGCGCTGTTGGCAACTCACCTGGTTTATGGTTCCCCTTTTTGACTGGATTACCTAAGACGACACTTACCCGCCGATTAAACAAGTTAAATTTGGCATCTTTTGAGAAGCCCATATGAAGCACGGTGAATCCGTTGGACAAGAGGATGCAGGTCCCGGTGTGTCATTCGGTTTTCTAGGTGGCACATTTGCGAGAAGTATAAGATCTCCGCTCGGCTTGGTACCCCGGGGATGGCGATGCTCCGTTTCATTATCTCAACTCTTCAGAAGAGAAAAATTTAGCTTGTCTACTCGACAATTTGATTTGACTGCAACCCTTATCTTGACTTTTATGTTTGTATTGTCCTTTGTAAACCCAACATTAACCATGGAAAGTTCACAAAAAGAAGTTTTACCTAGAAGTACCAACCCTAATCTTAAGAAATCTTGCCTTTATTTCGTACGTAGAGGTATTGAGGAAGGATTGTACGATGCTTCTTCTTTTGAAGCTAGAAGTAATAAACCCGCTTTGTTAAATGGAAATTGCATTGTTTGCTCTTGGAAAGATGGTGGATGTAAATGTGAGAGCCAGGAAGCTACGCTTCTAGAGCCTATTTACATCTCCCAACGTGACGGCCGCATTCGTACTAACAAGACTGTGAACATTAATGACATTAAGATGAATTTCTTGCGTCATTGTTCAATCTTTAAGTACAAACCCGCATGCTTTGAAGAGGGACTTATAATCTCTCTAACCTGGACCGCTGAAGATAGGTGGATGATGAGTATAAATCCACATGATTGCTCAAGTTATTTGGCATTCAGACAGGCTACTCAAATGACCGGACCATATATAGATAATTGGATTATTCCTCCAACGGAAGAGTCCCTGGCCCTATCTATTTACTCCGTGATAACTGACCTGGCTTCCGAATCATTAGTTCGTGGACCTCTATGGACTACTGATAATGACATGACTGATATTGAGACTTACCAGTTCCATCGAAATGATTACCGGGGATGGCTTAAAAAGACTAACGCGAGCAACCGCAAGGTTCCTCCTCGTGTCCCTGTTGTGAACGTTAAACATACTTTGGATAACAAAACCAAGTACGTTTTGAATGGTTTTCTCGACGACGTTCCCTCTGAGGTAATTGACTATCTGTTCGATGATAAGGACAGACATATTATGCACTGGAACACTCTATCAGAACGGTTTTCGAATTTGACTATCGAGATGGCTGTGAAGCTCCTTCTTTTGCATGATCGTATCCGCGTGAATGAAAAGAATGGAGTGTTTTCACACCTGACTGCCCGGAAAAGACCTGTTCATTGGGACGTGAATAGGATTGTGAACGCTTCGGCTCCCCCGGATGACCTTTGGGAGCAAGTTTTGAAGTCCCATTACGACGAAAATCCCCATCACCTTGAAAATAAGAACTCTGCCCAGATTAGCGCTACTATCGAGCGCATGCTTGATTACCACGCTAGTGCCCTCCGTCTTGTGGAGCGGCCTACTGAATGCATCCCAACTTTTCTAAAATGGATTGCAAAGATTTCTAAGAATGATGCTGGTGTGTTTACTGAATTTTCGGTACATAGGAACTTTGCTGATAACTCTTCACCTATTGGTGTTTTGGTTTATCTTAAGGGACTTATTTTGAACGGAATTTCAGCGCGACCACGCCCCTGGGTGAAATCTGATGGTGATGCTCGCTCGTGGGGAACGGTGTCTTGTGAATACCAACGGATCGGCTTGGCTGGACTCCTTCGTGCTCGACAGGATGAAAGGAAGGCCGTGACTTCCAGGATACCTGAATGGAAGATAAATCTGACCGACACGCAAAATCATCTCTTGCTTGTTAATTCCGCCCTTACGTTTTACGGACTTCGCAGGACTCATGACTTCGACAAATTGGATTATGATAAACTGTGTGTGTACATGTGGAGATGGTGCATTAAAGGTAAACCACTCGCGACACCCGACCACTGTATACTCGCTTCGGGTTTTAGTTCTATGTCGTCGAGGCTAACCTCTTTGATTGGCGAAAAGTTTAACTCATTTTCGAGTGAGTTAGCCCAACGCATCGGGGGTGGATTGCTCGCTGGGATCATCGAGCAGGCTAAGAAGACATTGGAATCAATGCTTGGAGTATTGGGACCGATTAAAAAGTTGATTGACTACGCAAAGTCGGGCCTTGGATCTATCCTTGGCCTTGTAGGACTCGATTCTGATAATATCGATACGTCTACCATTCTGCAATTACTAATGTTGTGGTTGGCATTTGTCGGAACCGGCTCTACTCTGTTGAAGAGTGGCTGTGTGTTCCTGGCATCCCACATACTTGGTATATATGACAAGCTCGTTGAAGCAGTTACATGGGCTCTACCAATGCTCGGAATTTCGGTTCCTACTGAGGTACAGTACTGTGACGGTGGATCGACTGGAACGGACATTATAAATGCCATTTATTCTGTTCTAAGGAAGATTACTAAACCTGAAAAGGCAAAGTATGCTGGCATTGGTGTTGGTATATTTGTTGTACTCTTCCTGGGACATAAATCAATGGATCGCGAATGGGTCCGGACGCAGGGTGGTGCAGTAATGTCAATTTTCAAGAACATGCATTTTATTGGTGCTGGCATTGCTGGATTATCGCGCACGTTTGCCTGGGTTACGGCTATGGCCAAGGCTGCGTTTGAATGGATAGCCAAACAATTTTATAATGAAGAACCTGAGGAGGAAACGTTTCAGGCTGAATCTCGCAAACTCCAAGACGAGATCGCCCAATGGATATCATGTGCCACTGTTTTATCTGGTGACGATGTTGCTACGCAGATAAACAGCGAGCTGGATGTTCAGAATAAGGTTAAAGCAGTGTACGCTGACGGCCTGAAACTACAGCTCCGAATCAACACCCTTTTGACTGACGATAATAGGAAAAAGATTGTTCCTAACACTCTTGTGACTGCCTTTAATAACGCTTTCAATAAATTTAAGAACGTCCATGATCGTGTTTCCCGTTGTGAGAATTATGGGAAACCACGCGCCACCCCTTTTCACGTACAATTTGTTGGTGGTGCTGGAGTTGGTAAGACCACTTTGATCAACAAGATGGTTGATGAAATTCACACCACTTGTTTTTCGAACCGCTCCCGCGATTATATGATGTATTCTGACCCTGGACCAAGCAGTGAGTACAAGAGTGGGTACCGTGGACAGCCTGTGTATTACTACGATGATATGTGGAAGGTTCTTGAACCAACCCTCATTGTGGAATACCTGAGCTACATCTCTTGTTGTCCAATGATTGTTCCTATGGCCCATCTTGATGAAAAGGAGACCTATTTCACTTCCCCTTTTATCCTTTCTACAACAAACACTCCTTACCCCAATGTGCCTGGTGTTGCTTGTAATGATGCTGTTTATAGAAGACGCCATCTTCTTGTACAGGTTACCACCGACGAGAGAGTTCTTGATTCATCTGATCAAACTTTCTCTCAAGTTCTCTTTAACAAGCATTATCCTGGTAAATCCTCTTATGACTTCCCCCACATGAAATTTACATTGTTGAACCCCCTTGATGGATCTGTTAAACGGCTTAGTGAGTATGAGAAAAACTTGCAAGCGGCTGGCTTTGAGATGCCTGTTAAGGACATGACTTATAAGCAGTTCATTGGTAGATTCTGGACGCGCCACAAACAACTCACTAGCGAGGAAATCAAGAAATATGGTGATTTCTCTCAGAATGTATCTCTTCCAATTGGCGCTTTTGATGATATCATTGATTATGCGAAGAAAAATGGCATTACCGATTGTAGTTATTTTAAGTTTAATAATTTTGGTGGATCTGACTTGAGTGATGAGCTCGAGGTGGATCTGGAACTTCAACCAACTGAAACTACAATTAATCTTGAGATCCCTATCCCAAAGTATGATGATCTAATTACAACTTTTGTGTGTTCGATGAAGGTTGCCCTTGCTGAGAACCACACTACGAATTGCACTGTTCTTGAAAAAGACAGGGGATGCAATTGTGGCGCATTTGACAGCGGCGCTATTAGTGATATCGTGTGGGATACTGTTTCTAAACTTCAACTTTTGACCCGATCCGAAATCGGAGCATATGGCTTGCTTTTGCTCGATTTTATTTACCTTATGCACAAGTGTCCCGCGGCTCGTCAGTCTCTTTTTGGTATGATGGAGACTATTGTCAAAATTGGCCCTGGGATTGCTGAAACCATTGATGACAACTCAAGCCTGATAGCGCTTGAACGCAAATATTGGCAATCTGCGAACTCTAGCATTCCTGGTGCTGGTAGTGTCGACTGGATCTTTGCTGATTCCACTTTAAATGCTCTATTGACTATCTCTGATTATGAGGAGAAACATCGTGAAACTATGTTGAGCGTCATGCGTTGGTATCGCTATCTTGTGGCTCGCAAGGTTATTAAACCTTTTGATGAAACCAATTTCTCTCGATTTGGTGATGTTGCCACAACACCTATGGATTTCTGCACGCGTGTGCATTTTAATTTTGTTGACCTTCCCACTGATGACTTTAAGGATGTAACATTGGAGGAGATATTGTCGCGTCACCTCCAGCTTGTCTCTGCTACTAGCGAAGATGAGAATGCCAGGGACGACGCCCTTTGCAAATTTGAGGGTGCTCTACTGACTCATGTTACTGGAACTATGGATTTCTCTGAACTTGAGAACAATGTTAAAAGGAGAATGGAGATGATCGAGCTGATCTCCGGCGACACTGAAAATGAACGCTATGCCATCCATCGACTGACTAAACTGTTTAAGATGACAACCGCTTACCCCGATATAAAAGACCCATTTACTCTCCGTTGGAGAATCACAAATGAGGCATCTCGCTTTCATCGCCTTGATAAGAACAAGAAGGCCAGGTATGATTGGGGAAGGGTTTCTGGTGGCACTGCACCAAGCTATGTACACGGACTCTCTGATATGAATGTTGAGTATGACGGTGAAATGTATGCTCCGATATACACGTATGCCAAGAATGGACCGGCGTGGGATATTGCTAAGAAGTATGAGAATACGGAGTGGTTTAGAATGCTGCGGGAATCCATTGAGCTCATTGAGAGGGTGAATCCACTAAATCACGTTTACGTGTCCCTCACACATCGCGCCTGCAAGAAGTTAATGGCAAACGATTTGGATGATTTGGATAAACGTATAAGGATTTCTGTTAACACCTTAAAACTTCTTAAAAAGATTGAAATCAGAGATAATGGATTGAAGTTTTGGACATGGGGGGTGAGCCTGAGGAAGTTCAGGGAACTTCTGATGAAGGTTATACAAATGTTTGAAGTGCATATGAAAGAGGAGCATATAGTATCGTTGGTGCCATACGTTTTTATGTGTGCCCAAAAGCTCCGTGAAGAGATGGCAGTTCTTGCCCGTCTTCCCCCTCGTGTTATTGACTGGATGATGACTGTTAGCGTGCTTAAGAACAATGCCGTTAACTTTTATGAGAGGCTTGTTGGTGAGTTGCGGCGGATTAGAAACAACCCTGTACAACGACTTCTGGATGGGGTGCGCGCCACTGGTGCGACCGTTTGGAAATTTATAACTGGTTGTGGGTGGTGGCTGAAAGTCCTGGTGCCTTTTATCGGACTTGTTGCTGCTATTATGACCATTTCCAATTACTTCCTTTTTCCTAACACCAAAAAGGAAGATCACACTTCCCGAATTACTGTTAAGTCTAAATCTGCTCCGCAGCAGCCACGGCCTTTGACTCATTGCGACCGTATCGTTAACGATCCTGAGAGATTTGGACGGTACACCCGGACGGCGACTGTTGGAAATTCACATTGCACCATTGTTCTTCTTGGACAAAGTTACATATTGGTCCCATATCATTCTATACGACCATATTGTCTCCCCGGTAAAGAGGAGACTTTTAAGTTGAAGTTTGTTCCAACATTCAATTTTGGACTCGCCTGGGAGTTTACAGTTTTACCCAGCGATGTCTATGTCTTTGAGAAAACTGATTCTGCAGTGATTAGACTCAACTCGCTCACACCACAACGTGACTTTACAAAATTCCTTGTCACACGAGCGCAGCTTGCTGAGATTGGTCAACCACCACGTATAACTGCAGTGTACCGCGAGGTCACGTCAATAGAGCGCGATGGAGTTAGTCTTCAGACCGTTGAGTGCCGTGATACTGGCCCCCGCTACGATAATGTCCTTGAACGTGATTATGATTGTGTCATTGAGTGTTCTGGACAGTGGACCAAGGGATCTTCGGGTGCCCCTTGTTTTACGAATAACCCCATCTTTGATACACAGGATAAAATGGTTGGTAACGTCTCCTATAATATGGGCGGCATGTGTTATTTGACCACTTTTACTGCTGAGGATATGGATGAAGCAGTTGGCCATTTTGAGAAGAAATATGCTAGCATATATACTCATGTGGAGCCCGTTCACTGCAATTTGGATGCGACCCCGCGTTCTCTAAAAGTTGTGGAGAATGCAACCCATATTGAGGTGCTCGGGCGGGCCACTAAGCCAATTGGTTCGCCCATTAATTCCTCGATACTACCTTCCCCGGTTTCGAAACACCTCCCACCGTCACTTCGGATTCCCGCTATTTTGAATCCCCGGGATGAACGTGTGAGTATCCACCCCTTGCGTCATTCGTTGACAAAGAGTGGGCGCGATGTCACGCTGGATTTCCCTGATGATGTGTGTACCATTGCTAGACGCTGGATGGTTCAGGATATTAAAGAACAACTGAACCGCGTTAATGGAGGAAAGAAGCTTCGTGTTTTTGACCTCTATACTTCGATTGTTGGTACGCGCACGCCTGGATCTGAGCCTATTAAAACGAATACCTCTCCCGGTATCCCTTGGATATGGGATAAGACTGCGCGTGGTAAGCAGACCTGGATACGTGCAAATGAGGATGGCTCTTACGAGTTTGACGGTGTGGTTGCATCCGAGTATAACCGGATTTATGACTCCCTTCGCGAGGGTGAGGTCCCTGCTGACCTGATGATGTATGATATCGCGAAGGATGAATTGCGGCCGAGGGACAAAGCCATTGGACCTCCGCCCAAGACTCGCAGCATAACAGTCGACAACATGATTGTCGGTCTGATTTACCGTTCGCTCTTTCATGACCTTGAGCGCTGCCTCCACCTTGCTGGAGACGGAAGGTATGAATTCCTCCCCGGATTGGACATCACGGGTCGAGATGGCATTGTGCTGCACAGACGCCTTTCCAGATTTTCCAAGGGCATTGACTTGGATGTTGGCAACTGGGACGGCCATTTTACCAAACAGATGTATGACAACGTAGTCCAGATTGTCAATCGTTTGTATACTCATGATTACGATTATGAGCCAAACGCACTCGCTAGACGAGCTATTGCCCAACATTGGTGCTTCGCCAAAGTCCAATGGCAGGATCTTGTCTATCAGAAATGTCGCGGCCTTCCATCTGGCGCCGCCGGAACGACCCTGTTTAATACCCTGGGTCACCAGTTCATTTCCATGGTCATATACATAATGCTCTGTCGAGAACATGACCGCGAGTATTTGATAAGTCTGGCCTGTTATAGAGATCGTTCTGAGAACGGATTCCATGGTGATGATCGTATCACTACAATCTCCGACTCTATAATAGACTTTTACAACGGTGGGACCATTGCTCAGAAGTACGTCCAACACGGTTTCCCCGTTACCTCCGCCACCTCCAAGACCTCTGGCGTTGAGGATTTTAAACCCTTTTATGATTGCACGATCTTAAAACGATCCCCCGTTCACATCCACAAACACCTTTTTGATGTTGTGTGGAAGTTGGACGCGGATGTTCTTTTCGATTTGTGCGTCTATGTCCGCAAGACCCCTAATGAGAACAAACAGTTTGCCGTTAATCTCTATCTCGCATTGGAAGGAATGTGTAGACACGGTAAATCTGCTTACGATCAATTTGTTCTCCAGATTAATCGAGCCCTCACTCGTGCAGGTTATAAACCAATAATCCTGTCCTGGGAGGAGTTGCTCGCACACGATCGTTTTCGTGTGCTTGGGGCATTCGCCAACGATGAAGTCATTCATGGCGAGAGTGTTCTGCGTGAACGCTATAATGAATGGCTAGAGACTCTTCCATCTGAGTTCTGACCGATCGTAAAAACACGGTTTGTTCTCATGTCTCGGCAAACACCTGACTTGACACCATATACATAATCATAGTTTTTAAGTGCAGAAAAATGAAAAACCCAAAAATATTTGCTTTTAAATTTGCTTTTGTGTTGTATTTTGTCTCTTTTGTCGGCTTCCGTTGAAACCGGCATTTTGTTTTATTGTTTTGCATT